TGTTCCTTTTTGGATGGTAGGACATGTCCACCTATCTTTGAATATCTATGAAGATATACACGAGATAATAGCTTCATTTGGTATGAATATTATTGTAGCAATTGGCTTTTGGCTAGATTGGAAAGACCATAAAAAAACAACAAGAACATAAAAAAACAAATAAAATTATGGGAACAAGAACAACTTCTATTAACTGTTATAATCAAATTAAAGCAGAAGGATTACTTTCAAAATTAAGATTAAGAACATTAAATGCCATGCTTTATTCTTCTCCTTGTACTGCTGGAGAACTACAAAGCTACATTGACCAAAATAAAATTCAAGTCAAACACTCTTGGAAAGTACTATCTCAATTAAGAGATTTAGGAGTAGTTTATGAGAAATCAGAAAGAAAATGTAAGATTACTGGCAGAATTGTAATAGAATGGGATTTAACAGATAAATTACCAATTAAATCAACAACTACTTCTAACACAAAAAAACAAAGGGTTGACGACACTATAAATGCTTTACGTTTACTATGTAAAAAATTATCAGCAACCAAACATGAATTTCAATCAGTAGCTGATTTAATTAAAAAAATATAAATCAAAATAAGATTACATGAACAATAAAGACGAAATAATAGTGTACGATATAGAAACCATGCAAGAACTATTCTTAATAGTTTGTATGGTGCCTGGTAAAGCAGGTAAGAGTTTTCAAGTGTCTAAATGGAAGAATCAGTTAGATAAATTCGTTAGATATACAGAAGAACATCCTGATGCTTATTGGGTTGGTTATAATAATCTACGCTTTGACAGTCAAGTTGTTGAATGGATTTTGAGAAACTATGACAATTGGCATGAACTATCTAATTTAGAAATATGTGCTAAGATAGCACAGAAAGCAGCTGATGTTATTCATGATGCTAACTTTGATGTGTTTCCTGAATATAGAGAACATGAATTAAGTCTTAAACAGATAGATCTTTTCAAAATCAATCACTACGATAATAAGAATCGTATGGTCTCTTTAAAAAGGCTTGAGTTTGAAATGGATCTTGAGAACATTGAAGAGATGCCTATACATCATACTAAAACAAATATGACTAAGGAAGAGATAGAACTCACCATAGACTATTGTTTTAATGATGTTGATGCCACTTATGAATTCTATAAAGTGACAACTGGTGATACTGAACACCCACTTTACAAAGGAAACAATCAAATAGAGCTTCGAAGAGATATTGAAACTGAGTTTGGTATTCCATGTCTTAATTATTCAGATAGTAAGATAGGTGATGAAATAATCAAGAAGTATTATTGTCAAGAGAAAGGTATTGACTATAGAGAACTTCCTAGAAAAGGATATTTCAGAAAGAACATAGATCTTAAGAAGTGTATTGCTAAATATGTTGTATTTGAAACACCAGAACTTAGTGATTTCTTAAAAAGAATAAAGAAGACCCAGTTAGGTCTTCAAGATGATTTCAAAGAAGAACTGCATTTCTATGGAAATGTGTATTCTTTTATGAAAGGAGGTCTTCATACAGAGAACAAACCTAAAATGTTTGAGGCTGATGAAGAGTGTGAGATAATCGATTGGGATGTTAGTTCCTACTATCCAGCCATCATCATCAATAATGGGCAGTTTCCTGCTCATTTAGGAAAAGAATTCCTTAGGGGATACAAACAGATGTTTGATAAAAGATTGGAGCTTAAACCACTTGCAAAGAAAGACAAAAAGATTAAAGGAATCGTAGGAGCCCTTAAACTTGCAGTTAACTCTGTATATGGTAAATCATCTGATATGCAATCATGGATTTACGATAGGCAACTCACTATGTTCACCACAATAACTGGTGAGCTTAGTTTGATGATGCTTATTGAACAATATGAATTGAATGGCATACAGGTGATCTCTGCAAATACAGATGGTGTAACTATCAAGATTAAGAAAGAACTGATTCCATTAATGCATAAGCTTAATGAATGGTGGTGTAATCTAACTCAATATGAGTTGGAAAGAACTGACTATTCAAAGATTATCTTTAGTACGGTGAATGATTACTTAGCAATTATGACTAATGGAGAAATTAAAAAGAAAGGTGATTTCCTTACTGACTTTGAGTTACATAAAAATAAGTCAGCCAGAGTGGTTCCTATTGCTCTTGAGCAGTGGTTTGTACATAACATTCCTGTTGAGCATACGATACGCAATCATAAAAATCTTTATGATTTTTGTATAAGACAGAAAGCAACTAGAAGTTTCCATTATGAAGGAACTAATAGATCTACAGGAGAAGTTACAATGTACAATAAGTTAATCAGATATTATGTGTCTAACACTGGTGAGAAGATATTTAAGGTGAAAAATCCTGAATGTCAAACTAGAGCTGCTGCTATTAGTCAAGTGGAAGCTGGTGAATGGATGTGTGAAGTGCGTAACTTCTTACCAAAGAATTCACCTATTGACAATATTAATTATGATTATTATATTGAGAAAGCTAATAGGATGGTGAACAAGATTGCCACTGAAGGTAAAAGAATAAAAACAGTGTATATTCCTAATCAATTAAATCTATTTGAATGAAAGCAAAAGTAAACAGAGACAACATTACAAGACATCTAATAGAATACCAATTAGAAATGGTTGGTAAATCTATGTTAGACACCTTGTATGATGACCAATGGTATTTTAACATTACAATGACTTCAGAAGAACATCAAAAGTTCAAAGCATACACAATACCATTATTGAAAAAAATCTTTAAATTTAACAAGTCTAAAGCTGAACAAACCTTTGATTGGTTTAATCTAGCATATGGACTAAGAATTAAAAATTAAATTATGACAACATCTAACATTATTGTAGTAGGATTTATATTGGCATTATTGTCAATACTAAGTTTTATGTTACTAAAAAATTCCAGTAAGGAATATCCTGAAGAAGAACGAGGTCCTAAGTTTGAACCCAGAAAAATTACCTTTCAACATTGTACAGACGCTGCTCCAACAGAAAAGCCTAAAAGAAAGTACAAGAAGAAAAGAAAGAAACCTGTTACACAAGTTGAGAAAAGACCTGTTGGAAGACCTAAAAAATCTGAATAATGGATTGGATATTGGAAGATTGGGAATATCCTAACGACCATATCTATGCTATGGAAAGAGAACATGATGTTCAAGTGGCATGGCAACAATGGGAAGAGGAAGAGGAACGTAAGAAACGTTTACCTGCATTAATTAAAACTGTAACACCAATATTAACAGATGAAACTGAACGTAACAGCAGAACAGTTCGAGGAGCTCATCAAAAAAGGTTATAATTTAGATGTAATATTCTTATTGAAGTTGATAGATGAACAATATGATGTTTCTTCACTATGTGAGGGAAGTATGAAGATTGCTTCTATCTATCAGTCTTTGATAAGAAAAGCATTGATAACCAAAGATGATGAAAAGCTTACATTAGTAGGTAAAGATCTTTTAGAATTCATGGATGTAAAAAGCACTGGAAAGATAATAAAGAGAAAACCTCCAACAACAGATTTTGAAGAGTGGTGGAAAACTTATCCAGGCACTGATTCATTTGAATACAAAGGAAAGAAGTTCACAGGCACCAGATCTGTTAGAAAAGGTAAAGATGAATGTAGACTGAAGTTTGATAAAATTCTATTGGAAGGAGAATATACAGCTGCACAGCTTATAGATGCTTTAAACTATGAATTGCTACAAAAGAAAGAAACTTCTATAGCTACTAATAGCAATAGAATGACATTTATGCAGAACAGTGTAACTTATCTAAACCAAAGAGCTTTTGAGGCTTATATTGAATTAATCAACGATGGAGCTAATGTTGATGTAGCACCACAAAAACCAACAGGAGGGACAGACATATGAGTTTTGAACTATTAAATGCAGAAGTTGACAAAGGTCTTAATAGTCTAAATAGAGGAATTCCTATGGGATTTGATCGACTAACTAAATATGTAGGTATTCGTAAAGGACTCTATTATCTTATAGGTGGTAACACTGGTTCAGGTAAGACATCTTTTATTGATGATGCATTTGTTCTTAATCCTGTTGATTGGGCTCTTTCTAAAGAAGGACAAGCTTCAGGTATTAAGGTGAAGGTGTGGTATAGATCTATGGAAAGAAGTAGAACATACAAGATGGCCAAGTGGGTATCTCGTAAGATATTTCTAGACCAAGGAATAATTATTCCTGTAGGTAAGTTATTAGGTTGGACTGATAAACTAACTAAAGACGAACATGATCTTTTTCTTTATTATAAAGACTATGTAGATCAGCTTAGTGAGATTGTAACTATTATTGATGGACCAGAAAATCCTGTAGGTATAGCAAAAGAATTAAAAACTTATGCTTTACAAAATGGTAAGATTGAACAATTAGATGAATGGAACAAAATATATGTTCCAGATGATCCAAGTCAAATAACTATGGTTGTTATAGACCACATTGGTCTTCTTAAAACAACAAAAGATCAACCAACTAAAAAAGATGCTATTGATAAGATGTCTGATGAACTTAGGTTTGCTAGAGATTTTTATGGATATAGTCCTGTAGTGGTCTCTCAGTTTAACAGATCTATTTCTAATCCAATGAGGATTAAGAATGGTGATGTTGAACCTCAACTAGAAGATTTTAGCGACAGTTCATCAACACAAAATGATGCTGATGTTGTTATGGCTTTATTTGATCCTATGAGATATAAAGTGGCAGACCCAAGTGGTTATGACCTTGATAAATTAAAAGATCAATATGGAGCTAAGTATTTCAGAAGTGTTAGACTTATTAAAAATAGTTATGGTGCAGATGATCTTAGAATAGGACTTGCATTCTTAGGTGAACTCGGTTTATTCAAGGAGCTCCCTAGAAAGAAAGACATCACAGAAAGTGATTACGAGAGTGTAACAAACAAATCATATTTTCTTAGATAAAATGAAATACATTTTAATATGGGCAGCTTATGAATTCATAAGACCTAGAATAATTTGGTTATGGTATTATTTAATAAGTAAAGGAAGTAAATGACATTAAGAGATAAAAGACAAAAAGAGTTTGCAGATGTATGGCTCAAACATGGTAAGTTTGGAATTCTAAATCTATGTCCAAGGTTTGGTAAAATTAGAACTAGTATTTTAGCTCTAGAGAAACTAAAACCTGAAAGCATATTGATTGCTTATCCAGACAACAAGATTAAAGAGTCTTGGGAAGCTGATTTTAGAGCTAGTGGATTTGATGACAGCATTGTCACATATACAACCCACCTATCTTTGAAGAAACTTGCTGATCAGAGCTTTGATGTTGTAATCATTGATGAGATACATCTATTGAGCGAGGCTCAAATAGAAGTGTGTAAGGATTTGTTTGATGTAAATGGACAGATTCTTGGTCTAACTGGTACATTATCCAGTTGGACAGAAAGAACCCTTGAAGAAGAATTAGATCTTCATGTACTAGCTACCTATCCAATTGAAAAAGCAATTGAAGAAGGAGTTATAGTTGATTATGAAATACATGTTATCAGAGTGCCATTAGACAATATTGTTACGCAAAATTACAAAGGAAAACTTAAGACTGAGAAGAAACAGTTTGATGCTCTCACTTGGGTAATCAATAAACTGCAGAATAGTGGATCTGATACAATGTTTATGCGTCTAGCTAGAATGAGAATTATTCAATCATCTTTTGCAAAAAGAAATGCTACAAAGGCATTATTAAAAAAACATAAAGATGAAAGAGTGTTAGTGTTCTGTGGTACTACCAAAGTGGCAGATGGTCTTGGTATTCCTTCCTATCATAATAAATCTAAAGAGAAACAAGTCTTTGAAGATTTTGCTGAAGGTAAAGGTAATCATTTGGCTGTTGTAAAAATTGGTAACACAGGTGTGACATATAAACC